CAGAACTCTTAGAGTGAATAGATGACCGGCTCGTTGACACAATCGTCTGACCACATGCATTTCGATTTCTCGAATGTCCGATATAATCGATGACTCAAAAGCTGAATAGTCCGTTACACAATGAGGTTTGTCTTGGGCTTCACGTATCCTGCTTATCATTTCGTGAGGGTTCATATGCTTGACCTGGAAGACCTCAATTGGTCCTTCGTACCAGGCATCGGATATGTTAGATAAATAACACAATTCGAATTGCATTAACTCACTCATCGTCATGATAAGTCTGGGACGAACGTAAAGTTTCCCTCGTCTCCTCTTGATGTTGGACTCATACTTAACGAAGCAACCATGTCTCTGGTATTTCCGTTGTTCTTTCGCTGTCATGTTACCGAACTTGAAGCGCACGTAGTCTCTGATTTTCCTGTCAATCCACTTGCTCGATTTCTTCCCCTCATTGGTCCTACGGAATTGCTTGCACAAACCTACCAAACTAGAGTCTTCCGCGGGGATATTGCCCATCTCTGTCCGATCTATGTAATGGTCCATGAACTCCAAGGATTCCTTGATGAATTCACTTCTCATCTTTGTAGATGGAGGCAAAGCTTTGGACATTGCCCGGCCCGCGAAGGCCGCGACTAACCCGTTGTTGTCAGTGAGACTGAAGAGACCCGGGCCGACAGGTTTCCCCTGATCAATGGGGGCACCTATTGGGGCTACCGCTATTGGCTTGTCAAGTTTGGAGTCTTTGATGACTCCGGACTTGTTGGCCTTAGAAGCAGCGTATGCCGGATTTTTGATCTGCACATTATTAGCAGAAAAAGTCGACACAGAGCCTCCGCCAGCGAGGTCTTGATTCCTCTGAATCACGTCTAGGTTTGGTATTATCGCACAAGAACTAGGCATATTGACTGCCTGTAGTCCTCGGGTGTCTACAATCTGAGTGCCCTTTCTGACTTTCTTCGCGAAGATCTTCATCACTGTTTTGGTTTGCACCAATACAGCGGGATCGACCTCAGAATTCACTTCTCTGCCTAATAGCAGATTGGCGCACACATCGTCTACTTGCGCGTCTGATGTGGTCAAAGCAAGCTCATTCGCCATTGCATGCGATCGGGTGGCATCTATGACATACTTTTTCTTGGTGAAAGGGATGTCGAAACGCCGTCCGAATAAATGTAGACTTTTCTTAACCGTCACTACTTGGTTTTGGCCCTGAACCTTGAGGTCGTCCCGTTGATGTACGTACGATCTAACATCTCTGTTAGTCTGCCTGGGAAGTACACCTCCCCAGTTGATCGTGGTACCTAAACCCAACAGACGACCGCCATAGTCTGGAGCATTTAAATCCCGGGAATGATACATGTGGTTAACATCAGAGTGGTCCTTGGATATAATAGTCCAATGGCCGTTTTCGTGGTCTTGAAGAGAATTCACGAGCACGACATACCTCCCTCCAGCATGATTAACTGCGGAGTGAACAGCGTACTCGCCGTCTTCTCTGAAAAGGAAGACTATTCCCAAACCCTTACTCGCGGCATACCCCATGAGGTATTCCCGTGTGCCAACAGTGCTTATGATGTCTTGAGTGAAATAGGATCTTTCAAAATTTTCATCTTCTTTGTCATTGACCTTATGCTGGCCAATTTTAGAAATGTAATTCTGAACTAATATCTTATTTCGTGTCGCTGCATCAACGCACACTAAGCCACAGAAAGGTGCCCCATGGAGATCCACTTCCTGCACTCTTCCGAATGCTACGTCCACCATTTTGCCAACATTCCCATTTAGCGCTCCTAACTCGCTGGTTAGTTCCTGAATCTCTTCCAGAGTAAAAATAGCGTCCGTGTCAGCTAGGCCGTTACAGCCGCCGCCGACAAAGCTATTTGTTAGCTCATCAACGTATTCGCGAACCGCAGGTTCAACTATAG